TCACAGCGCCAGCCTCGGTTGATTGAAGACCGGCATGGGGGCTGTGTCCGAGGCATTCCAAGCACTGGCGATGCACTTGGCCAGTTCCATCGCTGCGTCCTCGCGCATCGATGACTTGGGGGAGGTAATGCCGACGCGGGCCCAGCCGGGCGCCGCGAGAATGGCATCTGCGATCAGGGGGAGGGCGATTCGTTCCATGCCCGCATAGGAACATATAAGGAACAAATCTGCAAGACGGACTCGCTTGGCGTTGCGCTATGTTCCATATTTGTTCTAACAAGGCGACCGAATCGTCAACAGGAGGTTTGCATGTCCACTCAGTCTTTCGGCCAATTCCTTCTTGCCCAGAAAAACGCGACCGGCGCGCTGGGCGAACTCGCTAAGGCTGCTGCGGCCGATCCTAAATTTCCCAAGCAGGGTAGTCCCGTGGATGTGTCCAAGCGACTGCATCAGCACGAGGCACCGGCGGAATTCCATGAGGCTATGGAGGATGCGGTCAGTGAGTGGACCGCGCTGCATTGATTCAGGCCAGCTGAGGACCCGCCTTCGGTCCATGCATAATCAAATCTTAACATCGATGCCGTAAACTTACGGCACACGCTACGGCTGTTCCGAGCCACCGATTTCGGATTTGCCGCTTGTCTTATGAATGCGTGCCAAGGGTAGCGATCCCCTCGGCGCGCATTTTTCTTCTGCCCGCAGATGGTCAGCGGTCAGCCATCCACCCCTTTGAGCTTTGCCTGATCGGCCTGTCGCAACGCCGACAGGTGCTCAGATACCGACCATCCTTACGAGTGATATCGGGCGGAAAGGGGCGATGAGGAAGAACAAGGCACAAAGCAGCGGCAAAGCGAAACATAGGGACCCATTTCCTAAGCTATTTGCCCCTGCTAATGATGTTAAATTGTCATGAAATCAATATGGTAAATCTATCATTGATCATATTTCCGTGGGGACCGTGATGGTGGATCTGCCCGTTCGCGGCGGCTGATCCATCCGCCGCGCTACAGAGAAAAATGTGGGCTTTCTGCGATTTTTTCGCACCCGATTGAGAACGCGATACCCCAACCGATACCCCCGCTGCTCGGTGTTCTTGCTAAAAATGCCGCTCTTCATTTTCCTGAATGAAGTGGCTAAGCAGATCAGAATGGAGCAGGGGAAATGCGTATGAACAGCGAACGGATCTATGCCTTCGCTAGATGGCTTGTGGTTCAGTTAGCCGGGCAGGCATTCAAGCTGGTAATTACCGTACCACTGCTCGCAGCGATCATCGGATGGGCATATGCCGAGATAACGGGGCTCTCTAAAGTATGGTCTACGCTGATAGCAGTGAGCGGCGTTGCGTTTGTTTCGGTCATGCTGAACATGCTCTGGGCCTTTGCATCACATTTCAGTGTCAAAGGTGCGCTTGAAATTTTTGGCGTCCAAGTCGAGCTATCGAGATCTCGAGAAACAGGCGAGCCCGGATATGGGATTATGGTCTGCTTCCGCAGCCATGTCCGCTTCCCGCTTCAACTTCGAGTTGATCGGGTTACAGCCCATATCGAAAAGCGCCTAGCCCTCCCCAACGTGCCGCTGGGAACCGCCTATGACATCAGCCCCCTCGGGACGAACGCATTTGGAGTGGGCCTCGCTGAGTTAGGTGGGGAGAACGGCAAGACCCTTCATGGCATGGTCGACATCGACTTCTCCTATGGCCGCAAAGGCCGCCTGAACAACCACAAGCGGCAAATTATGCGGATTTGGGTGGATACAAACCCGTTATCTCGAGAGGTAATCGAAGCCCGCCTTTACACTGAAAATTAAAGAGGCATGGACCGATCGCGGCGGCTAATCCCTCCGCCGCGATGATCTCAAGAATGGCGGAAGTCCGGGTTTTTCTCCATTTGGGGAAGAACTCCGATACCCCCACTGATACCCCGCATTCTTAGGCAGTTTCGTGTCCGGGTTGTGCGACCCTCCCGGACACGCATTCCCTTAACGACCGACCACACTCCCCGGCCCGACATAGAACGCCTTGCTGATAGCCTTCTGAAGCATGGGGGCGAGGATGGCATTACCCGTATCATTCGGGTGGATGTTGTCCGTGGTGGCCCCCGCCAGATATTGGACCTGTCCCGCGCTGTTCGTCACCCCTGACAGGGCCGTGTCGAAGTCCGCGACCACCATGCCGGAGGCGGCGCGCGCGCGCAGATCGCTGTTATAGGCCACCCGCAAGGAGTCGCTCGGACCATAGGTCTTCTGCGCGTCGTTTGTGGGGAGCCACGTCCAGATGACCGGCGAGATACCCGCGCCCGCCAGCTTGTTGTACATCATCTGAGCCTTCCAGCGGGTGGCGTTGATGATCGTGCTGGTGATGGGATTGGTGTTGGAGAGCGCGCCGCTGGCGACCGTCTGGCTGATGTTGACCGTGTAGGTTCCCGTGCTGCCGGTGCCCGTGCCCAATGCGGTGATGTATGTCCCGGGCGTGATGCCGGGCAGGTAGATGTATTGCCCTACCGCGAACCCCGAATTGGCCGTGGTGACGGTCAGCGTGGTGCCGCTGATCGAACCGACGCTTCCAGACCCGTTCGCTACATCGTTGGGCGACCCATTGGGGATGACGCCCACATTGAACGGCAGGCCCAGCGCTACGGCATCGTTCAGGTTCTGGAGGATAGCCGTGGTGTTCTGGCTCTCCCACCCGAAATTTGACCACTCATAGGCCGGACCGCCTGCTGCCGTCAGCGCCTGCGTGGCGGGGAAGCCGAAGCCCTCGCCTCGGTATGTCCCGCCCACCGACTCGGTGATGCTGTCGCCGAACCCCGCGACGTTCACGATCTTGCCGCGCGCGTAGTAGATGACCCCGGCGATCGGTGAACCGCCGTCCACGTTGGTCATCAGCCCGGTGTTGACCCAAGCGCCATTGCGCCACATCTGCCGCCAGATGCGCCCGCTGGGGTGGGTGGCCCAGTTGGCGACGGTGGACGTCGCAGTGCCAGAAATGACGATCTGGCCGCCGGAGCTGTCCGGCGTGTACAGGTCGGCGCGCACCAGCAGCAGCGGGTATTTACCGCCGTCAGTGCGGGGCACCGACGAGATGGGGATGAGGTCCGAGATGGTGAAGCCGCGTCGCGCCGACGTTGCGGCAGGCGGCAGCGTACCGGGAGACGAGCCGCCCATGTAGTTGTTGGCGGCGGTGCCGCCCCACGTCTGTGTGATCCAGCTTGAGGTCGGCAGGGCGCTGATGGTGGCATCGCTTGGATCACCAACGACCGCGACGCGCCCAATGACGGTCGGCGTGATGGCGCCCCCCGAGGGATCGAGATTGCCCATTGCGTAGATGATGCGGACTGCATCAAAGTCCGTCGCGGTCGTCATCATCACTTCGAAGGTGGTACCGCTGCTGTTCGCCGGGATGCTGAAAGTCCGATAGACCCGCCCGCCGAAGTAGCGGACGCCGACCGTGCCGACCTTCGACGCGGCAATAGAGACTGCCGAGGCGTTGGCCTTGGCCTGCACCGCCAGCCCTCGAGCCGCAGGATCGATGCCCTGCGCATGCGCAATCTGCAGCGTGGCTAACGAGAGCGAAAGCACCGTGGCGATCAGCCGCGTGAAGATGCTTTTCATGAAATGGATTCCTCGAAAAGGTGGGTGCAAAGGGCAATCGCGGCGGAGGAATTATCCGCCGCGACGATCACAGGATCGGCAGATTTCCGCCATTTTCCCGGCATCGGCAAAAAGGTCGATACCCCCACCGATACCCCGCATTTTGGCGGTGCTACTGGCGCAGGGCAACGTTGAGCGTCCCGCTGGTGACCGTCAGCGACAGGCAATATTTGACCCCGCCGGTGGTGGGCGGCACGTCGACGGCCTCATTCGCATTGCCGGTGTAGGAGCCCCAAGTCTGGCCGGCGACGGTCAGCGCGTTGACCGTGGCGCAGTTGTCCATGCTGGTGCCAACCGTGATCGAGCCCGTCCAGGTGCCAGTGGCAACCAGGCGCACGGGATAGCCCGCCTGCGGGACGAAGGGCCCGACGATATAGGCGCCGGCGCTGCCGGTGTAGGTGCAACCGGAGGGCGTTGCGACGGTGGGAGCGGCGGCAATGACGCACGGGGTGGAAATGGCGATCGCTGTACTGGTGGGCAGGCCATTGGCCGCACCAATCGTATAGCACTTCCCGTCGGCCGCGACCGCACAGGGGGAAAACGAAGGGGCATAGCCACCGGGGGCAGCCGCAGGACCAACCGCCTGAGCAATAGCGTAGGACGGGAGGCAGGAAAGCGCCAGCAGCGCCGCCCAAAGGCGAACAAATTTCATGGGAATGTCTCCGAAGTTTAGCGGGTGAGAGCAAGCGCCAGCAGCGGCGCTGCATCAAGCGCCAGCAAGACGAGGGCGAGGATCAAAGCCTCGCGCCGGGCGGTCAGCGGGGTCCGCATGCCTTATCGATCACTTCATTTTGAGCGATGACTTGGGCCTTTGTGCCATCCGTGTCGGAATGCGACAGGGCAATTGGCACCAGAACCGCGCAAAGCGGGTCAATCCCGCCAGTGGCCTGCGGGGTTGGCATCGAGGGCGGTATGGGCGCCGGGGGCGCTGCCTTCAGGGGCAGGCTGCTGGATGTCCCGCAGGACGCGAGCGTCAGCATCGGCGCGAGTGCGAGCGGCATCAACGACAATCGCATTGGTGGTTTCCTGTGCGGCGAGCCGTGTCTGGGCATTCGCCTTGTCAGCGGCCAGATCCGCCACGCTCGATTCCTTGGACGCGGTGAGGCGCCCAAGGAACCAGGTGACGATGGTGGAGATCACGCCCCACATGGGTCAGTCCTTCTCCAGGCCCAGCTTCACCAGAATGGTGTGGCCGATGCCTTCCAGTTCGGAGACGCCTTTGTTGTAAAGGGTCTGGACCAGCGCGATCGCGAAATCCTTGGTCGCATCGAAACCATACTGGGTCAGGATCTGGACGGCATCGACGGCGGCTGTTTCCAACTTCTGAAGGCCCGTGCTGGTGGTGTCGGCGCTCAGTTCCTTGATCTTGGCGTCGACGGCAGAGGCGACGGCCTTGGCGTTCGCGTCGGTGGAGGTGGTCAGGGCCGACACGGCGGCCTCGACGGCGGAAATCGAGCCGCTTTCGATTGCCTTCAACAGAGCGTTGTTGGTGATCAGCAGGCCGAACAGTTTGATGCTCATGATGGGGTGCTTTCCGGGGCAGGGGTGACATTGACGCTATCCGCCGTGCCCACAGAGGCGGATGCGCGAAGACTGGTGGGGATGCGCAGGATGCCGATGAGGCCGCCCGTGATGGTGCCCAGCCCGAAGGCCTCAAGCCGACCGATCAGGCCGGGGGCGATGCAGGCGGCGACCAGCGCCGAAACGAAGACAATCACCAGCGTGACAAGCGTGGCAATGTAGGCGATCAGTTGATAGCGATCGTTCATGCCGCCGCGCCCCATGTGGTCCACCACCGGGTGCCGGGCAGGAAAGATTCCGACCGCTTGTTCCAGCCATTCAGATATTTGGCGTCAGGGTCGTCCGGACCTTCATTCGTCGCAATTGCCAGATCCTTGGCCTTGCGCGCCGCGCACCAGAGCCGCGCGGTGCCTTCCTCGCCCTTGGCAGCGATGAAGGCTGTAAAAGCTGCGACGGTCTTGGGGCCGATAGCGGCATCAGGATCGGCGCCGACCATGGTTTGCATCATCTTGGCTACCGTGCCGGTGCCAGATCCCCAGCCCTTATCGATGATCGAGGCGGTGACGCGGTTCCACGGCAACTTGCCGAAGCCGGGCCGCGCGACGAACAAGGCCAGTCCGACCTTAATAGCCAGATCGGGGGTGATTGCCCGGATGTCGGCCGCAGTGATGACGGCTTTGCCGGTGTAGGCCGCCAGCGCATAGGCTGTGACGCCATACTGGGAGCCGACCAGCGTACCTCCGCCGCGCCGCTGCGGCAGGCCGCTGGCGAGCCGCGCTGGGTCGAACCAGTTGCCATTGTCGGCAGGATCGAGGGAGAGTTTGCCCTCATGATCGTGGATGTATCCGCCTATGAAGTTCTCGGGGGTCATGTCAGGCGTCCTGTGGCTGGCGGGCGCGACCGGCCCGCGTGTAGCGATCGGCCAGCGCGCCAAATATCCGGTCCACGGAATGCGGACCCAGATGAGCGGCGGCGATGGCGACGGAAATGGTGGCTTCGGTGGGCAGGCGGAGCCACACGCCCAGCCCGAGCGCGCCCCAGCCCATGCCCAGAGCAATCGGCAGATCGAATAGCAGCAACCATGAGAGCGGCTTGCGTCGCCCGCGCTGGACCTGCTGCGCATGAAACATCAGGCGCCCGACGATACCGGCGCCCCCGGTCCAGATGTAGGGCTCGGAGATACCCGGCCAGTCAGCCATGTGTTTTCCTTTAGGCATGAAAAAACCGCCCGGAGGCGGCTTGACGCTGGGTGAAGGATGAGTGTGGGGAATTAGCTCTGGCTGCCAACGGCGACGCCATCGGCATCGCTGGAGGGCACCCCGCCACTATAGCGCAGAACGCCCGCCGCCGAGGTCCAGAGGTATCCGTGCGTGGTCTGGAGCGGTTTGTCCCAGGTGCCGGAGATGACGAAGCCACCTGCCGGGGTAAGCTGGACCGGCGTCGACGCTTGCCCATCGGAACTGCGGATGATGTTGAACTGGATACCGCCATCTGGTCGTTGCGCCATCTGGCCGTGATAAACGCCGCCATTGAAGAAGCTGATCAGGTTGTTCGATCCAGCCGCAGCATGCAGGGTCAGCATATCATCGCCTGCATCACTGTAGAAATCGACGGCACCATGGACTTCGAGCCCGGCTGTATGGGTCACCTTGCGGTTGATCGTCGGCGTCAAGGTCGAGCGGTCTTCCACCAACGTGGAATTGGCCACGTCATGCACCCCACCTATCAGCATGCCCTTCTGGCCCTTGATCGTGACGTTGCACATATTGGTGGCCGAACTGTTGACGTAGGCAGCATACTTCATCACTGCCCCGGCGCCGCGATCATCGACCACATGCAGGTTTATCTCGATCGGCCCCTTCTGGCCGAAAATGACGACGCCCGACGACATGGTGCCCACCAGAACGGCAGTGTCCTCCGGCGTGTCACCTGTGGTATCCGCGATGCCGCCGATGTTCCTGACCCTTGCGTCGATCTTGCCGGCACAATTCTCCCACCGGATGCCGCTGCGCCGCCCGCCCGTGATCGTGCCGCTGAACTCGACCCACTCATATCCGCCCGCGAAGAAACCATAGGCCGGCATGTCATGTTTGATGGTGGCGTTATGCACCTTGAATTCGGAAAGCCCGGTGCCGCTGTTCAGGTTGTTCGCCGGGCTGGCGCTGATCGCGTTGAGGTCGTTGGGATACATCAGCGTTGCGTTGGCTTCGTAATAGTTCTCGATTGTCGGGCTGTCGATGATCGCCTTCGCCACGCCGCCGCAGGAGATGTTGGTTTGCCAGTGCTTGGAGTGGATCACGCTGACGCGCCCCTTCCGCCCGTTGAACACGCCGCTGGGGTTGGAATCAGCGGTGTAGTTTCCTGACAGGCAGTAGCCCCGGCGATAGGCAACGCGGGCGGCCAGCGCATCCGCGCTGTCACTGGCATAGTGGTGGATGAAGCTCTCCGGCGGGCAAAGGCCATCCCGCCCGTCGAAGATTTCGTTCACACTCCAGATGTCGAGCATATCATACCCGGCCATTTCACCCTCGACCTCGATGTCGATGAACGCCGTCCACCCGCCGCTGCCGTGATGCCAGTTGTACCCGGTCCAGATGCGGTGGCCGTTGACCTGAAGCGAACCGTTGAAATTATCGACGAACTCGTTCTCACGCAGGACAATGCCACCAATGCCGGACAGACCATAATCCGGTGCATTGCCACCGCCCATTGCCATGCCCCGCCAGTTGCGGAAGATGCACTTCCGCGCCGACACGTTGCTGGCGCCGATGAACTGGACACCGCTTCCGTGCAGCCAGACCGAGCTTTCATCATTGGCATTGACGCCATAGATGATCTGGTTGGCCTGATTGCCGTCCAGCTCCAGCCCTTCCAGATGGAAATCGGTCTGGGGCACGCTGGTCCAGAACGGATTGAAGAACAGCGACGGCGGGTCCACATAGCCGGGGGCAAGGAGCAATTTGGCGCCGCTCCCGGAAAGCGTGACGTTCGACTTGAATGGGATCAAGCCACGGTTGAAGGGGACCGTGTTCGTTGTCGTCTCGCCCGATTTGGTGAAGGTGCGCGTCCCGAAGGTGACCGGATCCCCCCCGCACTGAAAGACATAGCCCTTGCCGGGAAAGATCAGCTTGCCGCCGCCGAAAGTCGCGGCAAGCTCCATGAATTCCTTGATGTAATCGCTGGCCTCATTGGTAACGGCGCTCTCGGTGCCCATCGACAGGATCGGCAGGCCCTCGCTGACCATCTGCTTAAGGGCGCGCTGGGTGCTGAAGGTGAATAGCTCCGTCCCCACGCCACCCACGTTCCGCGCGCCCGATAGCTTGTCCTGCGCGCCGACGAAGAAATATCCCTGCTTGTCGCCGTCCGCAGGCGTGGCCGCTGCGCCCGTCGCCAGATCCGGATAAATGCCGGTGGCGTCGGCCATCTGCGATGCAAGGATTTCGCCGGCGCGATCGGCGTCATGTTGGGCCAGCCCGGCCTGCTGGACTGCGCCGGCAAGGGAGGTTGCCGCCGCAGCGGCCGACACGCCAGCCTGCGTCGCTGATGCTGCAGCTGCAAGCGAGTATGTCACCAGGCTTTCCAAGGTCAGCGTGGAAACCTGCGTCCAGTTACCACTGCCGTGACCCGTTCCGGTTTTCGCCCAGGTGCCTGAGTTTGCACCATCGGCAAACACCGACCCGATGACATGCTGTGGAAAGCCGACCGTCCCGACCAACACTAGATTGCTGGCGAGATCAGCCGCGTAAAGGTCAACCAAGGTCAGGAAGCCCAGTTGCCCCCAATTGCCGAAGGGGGTCAGCGTAGCGCAACCGGCCTCGCGCAGCGCGGTCTGATCGTCCGGGGAATTGTTCACCAACTTCACCAGGCTGAACTGATCGGAGATATAAGCGGCGCCAGAAGGCATGGTGCCAAACGCCATGTTTGGCGCGGGGGCGATCATTAGGATCATGGGTAACTCCGGTCAGGCAAGATAGGTGGCCAGCAGCGTCGAACCGCCGGATGGGGCCGTAGCCATGGTGATGGTGGCGCCCGACAGCGCGTAGTCGGTGCCGGGTGTCTGCACGGCACCATTGAGGGCGAGGAAGACTTCGCCATCGATGGGCGTGCTGGGCAGCACGAACACCTTGTTGGTCCCGTTCATGCTGCCGGTCGGTGTCTGATTGAACACGAGCGTGCCGGCGCCTGTGGCGTCGGAGGTTTCGTCGACGGCGGCCGTCGCGAGTGAGCTGGCGACAGAGTTCAGCGCTTTCAGCCAATAGGTGAACGGTGCCGATGGGCCGGTGGTCGTGTCCACATAGTCGAAGGCATAGCCCTGCCAGATCACCACGGCGTCATCGATCGACGCGTCCGGCCCATCGGCGCGCAGCAACTGGTAGGTGGTTACATAATCGGCGGTGGGGTTTGCATTCCAACGGAGCCCGATCTGCGCCGCCCCGGCCACAGCACCAAAACCGGTGGGGATGGATGGCGCCCCGCCAGCACCGCTGCCATATCCCGCGCCTGTGGGCGTATATTGATATTCGGCAACGGTGGACAGATCTTGCCCGGCCAGACCGAAATAGTTGAATGAGGCGAACTTCAGATAGAGCATCTGTCCGATATAGGCAGAAGGCAACTCGAAGGAGAGCGAGGAGCCACCGGTGCCAAGCACGTCGACCAGCGTGAACTGTTCCCCGGCCGCATGGGCGACCGGCGCGGTTCCATATTGGCCGCGCTGCAGGTAGCCCAAGCTGGCGCTGTAGGTTCCCGTCGCGGTAACCTCGCCGAAGGCCAACAATTCCCCGCTGCCCGGCATGACATAAGCCCCACCTGAAAGGGTGGGCTGAGGAGCAATCAGAGCCATTGTGCGCAGATTGTCGGCATCGGCGTGGGTGGCCGTGGGCAGTGTGGCGTAGCTTTGCGTGCAATCGACGGCGATGGCATGAGCCGTATCGGGATTGGAACCAGCGAAGGCAGCCAAGGCGGTGGTCAGAACGCCCTGGCTGGCCGCCGCGCGGATTGTGCCGATGTTGCTGTAGCTGGTGCCGTCGAAGCTGAGCCAGACATCGCACCCGCCCCACTGCGCACCGCCGGAAGCAGCCACGATGATCTTGGGCGTACCGCCGGTGAACGATGCCGCCGGCTCGACGATGGCAGGAGTGTTGATGTTCCCCGGGGCGGCAAATTCGTTGGGCGTGGCCGGGATGCTGGCGGAGGAGGTGCCCACGGCCGGGATGTAGGTGCCGACGGTGCCAGGAAATTCCTCACAAGTGAATGAGAGGTCGCCGTTATCGTCCTCGGCAATTTCCTTCACGCGCACACGGGTCTTATTCAGGCCGATGTTGGGCTCGGTCAGGGTAAGCACTGTCCCTGGCAGGCAGAGGATGAAGCGATTGCCGCTGGTCTTGAACTTGTAGGTGTTGCGGATGTAGGCTGCGCGCTTGCCGATCAGCTGGGCGATGATCCGCGCGACCACCGGATCGCAGCATTCCTCCGCCTGGACTGACGTGTTGTCGCGGCGGCCGTAAAGGTCGACCAGCGGGTCATCCTGATAGGGGAAAGGGTTGTTGGTGTACCCCAGCGTTCGGTCGTTGATGTTGACGCTGGTGTAGTTGTAGCAGTCGGCTCCGTCCTTGCGCGTGACCTTGACGGGGGCTTCGTTGTTGCCGCCTGTGACAAAATCCCCGAAGCCCAGATCATAGGCAACATCGTTTTGCGGTGTGAAGGTGATGCCGTTGCCGGTGACGGCGTTGTCCGCCAGCGGCACGAACATCAGAGATGTGCCGCCCCAGTAGATCCAGCTGTTGGTCAACTGGGCCCACCGGTTCAGAATGTCGGTCGCCTTCTCCTGGCTGTTCAGCAAGGGCGAAAAGAACAGGCCCTGCGCCCGGTTGTAGGCGGCATACTGCGCGATCGAGCCGAGATCGCCAGCCGTCCACCCCATGCCGTACTGCGGGTTCGTCAGGAAATCGACGATCACATCGCTCATCAGGACATCGACCGCGGTGTCCTGGGCGTGGGTATTGGGATTGATCCAGCCTGGCGTGGAATGCGTGTAGGCAAAGCCGAGAGTGCGCACGCATTCAAAGCCGTTGTCCGGCACGGATGCGCTGGAGCCCAGATCCTGATTAATGGCGCCGAGATAGGCGGTGTAAGGATATGACTGCGCCTTGTCCGGATATTTGGCCGCCCAATAGGCCCATGGCGCCTGATCTGCCGTGCCGTTGAAAAAGGTCATGCCCAGCGCGGCCAGCGTGGTCGTCGTCGTCGTGGACCCGGATGCCCAGATGTTGGCGATGCGGTCGAAGGGCCCTTCGCCCAGCGACTGGAGAACGTCGGCGGTGTAATCGTAGCTCCCGCCCTTGCCGCCGCCACCCTTGCCTCCCGCGCTGGTCGCATGGCGCTGGAAATTGTCGTAATCGATGGCGTTGGTGGACAGGCGGCGCTGGCCCCAGAAGATCGGCACCGGCAGATTATACTGCGAGGTGCTGACATTCAGGCCGGAATAGATGATCGGCGCGTTTGTCGGCGTGTGCTTACCCAGCAGACCACTCATGACCGGGCACTCCACAAGTCGAAATAGCGCACCGGGCGCGGAACGGAGCCTGCAAAGACGGGGATGCTGGTCAGGATCGTCTCATCGCGGCGCGACACCAGAACCATCGCCGCCTTTGCCCACGCGTGGACCACCTCGACCGAATTGATCAGAATCGCGCCATGGCTGAAGGTTTTGCCGAACATCCAGACCGCGACATCGCCGGGGCGTGGCTGCTCCACCTCGCGCGCTCCCAGCCGGGTTTCGATCCAGTCGATAAAGCGCTCCTCGTCGCGATGAACATGCCAGCGCGGCGGATAGGGGCGTGGGTCGAATGGGGCGACAAGGCCGGTGTCGATGGCGCAGCGGGTGAGCAGCATGGCGCAATCCACCGCGCCGCGCGGCCCCTTGATGTCGCCGCAATCGCGAAACGGGGTTCCCTGCCACGACAGCGCCTCAATGATGAACGCCGCGCGCGCGGTTGCCTCTTCCGCCGTGTCGAAGACATGGGTTTCCGGTCCCTGTGGCGAGGAGGCCAGCAAGGTTGTGTCGGTCTGGATGATAGCCATGTCAGTAGGACGCGTTCGGCGGCGGCACGTTCTTGAAGCCACGGTAGTGCTGGGTGTTGCCCCGGTCGGTGCAGCTCTGCCCAGACCCGGAATTCAGGGTCTTGTCGCAGGCCTGAAACGCAGTGAAAGCGTCCCCAGTCTCGGGGAGGACCGCCAGCGGATAGGCGAGCGTCAGGCCTGTGCCGTCCGACAGGGCGATGGTGCGGCGGGCGCCAGCCGCGCCACCGCCCGTGATGGTCAAGGTCCCATTCTGATAGAGCATCGGATTGGCGGGAGCAGCGCCTGCGGGCCACGGGATGAAGGTTGTGGACGGGCCCACGCCGACGGTGGAGGGGATGGTGTAAGCCGCCCGCGACAGGGTGCAGTTCACATTGCAGAACGCATGCACGCACGGAACCTGATAGAGATTGTGCGGAGCATACTGGTCGAGGTCGTTGACCTTGCCCTTGATGTTCAGAACCGCGGTGATGCCGTCGAGATCGATGTCGGCGATCTTGCCGAGAAACAGATCCAGAGCGCCCAACGCATCGACGTCGCCAGTGTCCGTCGTCAGAACATTTGGCAC